CGATTCTTCGACAGCACCAGCACGGGAGACGCGACCGAGTTTCAGTCGAGCGAGTACCGAGTTGCGGACCCCGAGGCTGGATTTATCGGGCGCGATCAAGGTTTCCGCTGGACCGCTCAGGAGATGTGGAATCTTGGCAAGTACGTGAAGCCCGGAAGCGAACTGCATCCGTGGCTCGTCGTGTATGAGGCGGGGTATCAGTTTCCTGAAACCAGCAGCACGGATGCGAAGTGGGCGACAACCACTACGGCGAACACGCTCCCGCCGACGATTGAACGTGCCGTGTTGTTGAGGGCGGCGGAAATGTATCAGGGATCGTCTGGGGTGAAGTCCATGAAGGTCGGTCCGTTGTCTGTTACGTATTCCAGTGAAGGACAAGACACGCCAGAGGCGTTGTTGCGTCCGTTCTTGCGAGTAACGGTGACCTGATGTTTAACGTCAACGTCTTTGCCCCGCTAATGCGCCAGAGCATAAGTGTCTCTCCGTTCCAAAGCTACGATGCGTACGGCGATGCCAGCTACGGATCGGCGGTGCAGTACGAAGCAGCGGTCGTTGGGAAGTCAGAAAAGGTGCTCGGTGCTGATGGGCAAGAGGTAGTGAGTCGCCAGACCGTGTATCTCAAGTCCGACGCGCCATTGCGACCTGAAGACCAAATCACGTTATCGACTGGCGATGTCGGATCGACCGAGAGTTATGCTATCAACCCAACAATTATTTCTATTGGCCGTTTTCCCTTTGGTGGAACGCAGGGCTGCACGGTAGTTTACCTGAAGTAAAAACATGGCTAACACACTAACCATTCGGGTGTCCTCTGGGTCAATCGACCGACTCGATGCTCTCTGTAAATCCAGCGGGCTGACTCGCGGCGATGCCCTGTCGTGGATTCTTGAAGAAACAGGTCGACCGTCTATTCCAAAGCGAGGCAAGGCCAGTCGTTCTGAGCCAGTGTCGTTGACGATTTCCGATGCCGCGCACTCGACCCTTAATGCGGTGGTCGCAGCGAATGAGGCAAGCGTAAGCGTGGTTGTGGAGGCGTATCTCGCCAGAGACTACTGATGGCTAAAGCTGGCAAGGTCAAGGTCACTGTCGTTAACAGTCTCAAGACGGGACTTCAGGCACTCGCAACCAAGGTGCCTGTGTTCGCGGCGCAGGCCTTGAACGAGGAAGCCGAAGAAACGATGCGCGTCTCCAAGCTCATCACGCCAGTGTCTCACGAGGAAGGCAAGCCGGGTGGTCGGTTGAGACGCAGTGGTCGGGTGCAACATGCGACGTTTAAGCACTTGGTAGCACGTTTGACGTTTGGAACAGATTACGCAATATACGTCCATGAAATTCCAGCGCCTCCAGAGAAATCGTCGCCGGGTGGACGTTCGGCAACGCATGAACAGCCGACCAGTTGGAAGTTTTTGGAGATTCCAATCAACCATCGCGCCAAGACGTTTGACGCACGTATCGGTGCGACTATTTATGCCAAGATTGCGAAGGCCAAGTTGGGGAAGGGATAGGACATGTTGCTGGATGACATCTCCGATCTCCTCTCGACTGGCGGGGTAACGACCTCAATCTATAAAGGCTTTATGCCAGAGCAACCGAACGAGGCGTTTATCCTGACGGAGACAGGAGGACGTGGGCCTATACATGCGATGGCATCTGGCCCGGGCGAAGCAAAGCTGGAGATAGCGGGACTGCAGGTGATTCGTCGGTCTCCGAGTTACCAGACCGCGCGTGACGGTATGCAGACGGTAATGGATTTACTGGACGGCTTGACCGAAAGGACTATCAACTCCACGCGATACTCCTACGTCGAAGCGCAACAAACGCCGATGTCTCTCGGTCGAGATAAATCGGAACGTTCCATGCTGTCGGTAAACTTCCTTGCGTGGAAGGATCTTTCAACGGGGTGATACATGGCGACAGTAATTTATACCGATGCGAAATTCTTCCTCGGTGGATTCAATTTAAGCGCAGACCATAACGAGATCGGTTTGGACTACTCGTCGGAAACTCTTGATGTCACCACGATGGGAGACTCGACGAGAATACGGACTGGCGGACTGGATACTGCCACTGTTAATGGCAATGGATTTTGGAACGGTGGCGCAGGGAACGCGGACGATGCGTTGTTTGGTCTTGTCGGAGAGGATCAAAAAGTCCTAACGTTGTTTCCTGATGGCATCGTGGAAGGAACGGACACGCTTAAGGGCTATGCAATGAAGTCCGTGCTGGCGTCTTACAACATCGGCAATACCGTCGGCGACATGATGACGTTCTCCATTACAGCCGAGAGCGCAGGCACCGACTAAGGGAGAGACATATGGCGATCATTAGATCGGTGCCGCTAAAGGATGCGACAACTACGGCGATGACCTCATGCGGCGTGGGTACGGCCTACGACGTTGGGGCAGTTACGGCAGGCGAAAAACTCTATGGTGGCCTACACATCCTGTCGTCTTCGACAGGTGCGCTAGTGGTTAGGATTCAAGGCTCATCGTCTAGTGGATTTGGTGCTGGTAAGTTTACGAGCCATATTGCGTTTACCAGTCAGACATCCCTCGGTGCACAGTGGGCAAACCCGCTAAGCACCTCGACGATTACATCGACCGATAGGCAGTTCTGGCGAGCGGAGTGGGGCATGACAACGAGCGGAGAGAGTTACAAGTTCCTGCCGTGGATGGGTATCCAATAACGAGGTAAAGACGATGGCAACACTGGTATACACAAACGCATTCATTCAGATCAACGCGGTTGACCTCTCGGCGCACGCCTCTGAGGTTAGTCTGAACTACGCTTCGGAAATGCAGGACGAGACAGCGATGGGCGATTCGACCCGAGTTAGGAAAGGCGGGTTGAAGGATTGGTCTGTTGACGTAACGTGGCATCAGGACTTTGCTGCTGGTGCCGTCGACGCGACCTTGTTCTCGCTGGTCGGAACGACCGTGTGCATGGAGATGCGACCGCAGAACATTTGCTCCACTGCGATCAATCCCATCTTCAGCGGCATCGGTGTCATTGAGTCCTACAACCCGATGGGTGGATCTGTTGGTGCGCTGCTCGATGCGCCAACCACGATTCAGTCAGCGGGGGATCTGTCGCGGGCGACGGCGGCTACCTAGTGAAAGCCACCGGACATACCGGTGAGCTTCGCTTCAAGTATCAGGTTGCTGTACGTCTCGGCGCGTGGACTGTTGAGCCGGTGGTCGGCACGTCCGGCCACCGGTTTCGTTTATCAGCGGAGGTCGTGGAGGATAGAGATCCGTGGACGCAGCGTCGTCCGTTGGATTTGTATCTGGCCTTCGGTGGTTCGATGTGGGTCTGGCACAAAGTGGACCCAGACGATATCGTCTCTGTCATCGACCTAGAACTACACGGAACACCCACCATCTTACAGAGGAGTAACTAATGGGAAATCCTTGGTCAGTAGAACCAGAAGAGGAACAGATCGAATTGGTGTGGACAGACGGCAGTATCGAGCGTCCGTTCTGGATCATGGTCAAGAAACGTCTGACCATCGGCGAGAGTCGCAAGATGCTGAAGTCCATCAGCAAGGTCCACAGCAAATTAAAGGGTCAAGGTCGTGAAGCGGAAGCGCCTGAAGCGCAGTTCGACTGGACCGAGTATTCGTTCGCCAGAGCGATGACCTACATGATTGATTGGTCGCTGGCTGACGATAAAGGCAACAAGATGCAACTCAACCGCGCCAACATCGAATCGTTGAACCAAGAGGTGTTCGACATCATCGACAAGGCGATTGATCAACACGATACGAATGTGGCGAGTCGTGAATCAAAAAAAACCAGCGCTGGTGGAACGACGCCCAAGCAGACATCAGCGTGATGAAACGAATGGGTTGGTCGTGGCCGGAATACTGTGCGCTTCCGGTCACGTACCTGCCGCCGCTGATTGAATACATCAAGCGGTGCGACAACGAACAACGTCGGGCGAACAAAGCGAGGCGACGGTAAAGGACTATGGCTGAAGTAGGCAGAATACAAGCCATCATCGAACTAAAGAATCGGATGTCCGGCCAATTGAAAAAGGCCATGAAGGACACCGAGACGTTTCAGTCGAAGATGGACAAGATGGGTCAAACGGCGACCCGTGTTGGCGGTGCGATGGCCGCAGGTATCACTGCACCCTTGGCTCTCATGGCCACGCAGTCCATTAAGACCTTTTCGACATTTGAAAAAGAGATGTCCGGTGTGGCCGCTGTGACCGGCGCGACTGGTGAGGACTTCGGCAAATTAGAAGGACTCGCTAAGAAGATGGGTGAAACCACTATATTTACAGCCTCGCAGTCGGCCGAGGCAATGCGGGCCTTTGGGCTTGCTGGTTTCGAGACAGACGAGATCATATCGGCACTGGGTCCCACGCTGAACCTTGCCGCGGCAGGGTCAATGTCGATGGGTGCAGCGGCAGACATCGCCGCGAAGGTCACGAAAGGCTACGGCATAGAAGCCGAAGGCACCGCTGCTGCAATGGACGTCTTGACTAAAGCGTTCACGACAGCGAACACCGATCTTGGCGAACTGTCTCAGGCATTCAGAATGGTCGGGCCTGTCGCCAAGACGGTCGGAATGTCGTTTGAGAATACAACGGCATCGTTGCAAATTATGGCGAACGCTGGCTTGACGTCCGGCATGGCAGGTCGTCAACTTCGCCGTGCGCTGTTGAATTTAGTCAAGCCGTCAAGTGAAGCGCAAAAACAACTCGACAAGTTAGGCGTCGTGACCAATACGGCCGAAGGTCGGATGCGACCGTTCGATCAGATTGTCAGTGAACTTGAACCGCATCTCGCAAACACGGCGGCGATGACCGAAATCTTCGGCACCATATCGATGCCAGCAATGGTGGAGATCATAGGAGCAGGATCAGATGAACTAAAAAGGATGACGAAAGAGTTAGAAGGAGCGGGAGGCACCGGACAGCGTATTGCGGACGTTATGGTCGACAACGTGGCTGGTTCGTTCACGTTGATGCAGAGTGCGGTCGAAGGTGTCTGGCTAGCGATCGGGAAACAGTTGGAACCAATCTTGAGACAGTTGTTGAAGGTTGGGACTACTGTGTTTCAGTTCATCAGCGGACGACTGGTGCCAGCGTTTGGGAAACTTAGTCCCACTCTCAAAATTATCGTCACGGCGTTAGCTGCCGTCGTTTCCGCAGCTGGCCCACTCATCCTTGCGTTTGGCTTGCTTGCGCCAGCGATACCAGCGATGACCGCCGCCCTCGCAGCGTTGGCTGGTGCGTTTAGTTTCCCCGTTGTGGCGATTGGCTCGTTGGTCGCTATCATCGGCACATGGATAGCCAGAAGCGAGATGGCACGAGGACTGATCCTGAGTCTTGGGAAGTTCTTAATGGGTCTCGGGCGAATAGCCATCGTGGCTGGTGTCGCTATCGTAGATGGCATCGTTAAAGCCCTTACATTATTGCTTGATGGGATTGGGTGGTTGATCAAAAAGATCCCCGGCGTTGAAGCAGCCATTAAAGGCCTGACTGGATGGTTGGGCAATTCTGGCGATGCCATGATGGATTTTGGGATCGAGACAGAAGAAGCGGCAGAGGTCGCCGAGGATGTTGCACCGATTGTCGATGGCATGAACCTGTCGATGGAGGACTTGGCCGGAACGCTCGACAACGACTTGAATCCTGCGACCGAAGAGACGCTTGAAAATTGGGAAAAGATTGCGAAGTCATGGCGAGAAGGTGCGATTCCTGAAGCGAAGGATATGGTTCGGGCGCTGGCGTCTCTTGGTGGTGTCACCAAGCTCACGACCGATGAACAAAAAGCCTTGAACGACACACTCGGTCTGGCGATGACGAAGTACGACGCACTGGGTAAAGCGGTGCCGCAAGACATCATGGACACGTGGCTTGCCACGTTGGACATGAGCGAACTGGAGCTGGACTTCGGTGCGGCGTGGAGTGTCGGTACAGCGTTAGAAGCGCCGACGTGGGATCAGTTGCCGTCGCACGTCACAGACGGGTGGATGCAACTGGGTAAAGGCTTGGTGAAGCTGGTCGAAGAAGGTGCCGTGCAAGGCGTGGGTGCTGGCGGTGTCATCGGCGGGATGTTACGACAGCCGCCACCGTGGTCAGACATTCGGGAGCAGTACTACACGACCGGTCAGATGATGGCCGACAACGTCAAGGTAGGATTCGCGGCAAGTGTGGCTTCCATTCCAATGCACATCATCGACGCATTCAAAGGTGGTGGCGGCATTAGTGGTGGGCTAAAAGCGATAGGCGCACAGTTCGGATCGCAGCTTGGTGGAGACATTGGATCAGCTATCGGTGCGTCGATGGCGATTGACGACACAGGCAAAGCCAAGGGCGGCATCATTGGATCAATCGCTGGCATGATGGGTCCGATCGGTGCGGCGATTGGTGCGCTGGCTGGACCGATGATCGGCGGCATTATCAAAATGTTCAAAGCCCCAACGACACAACAACGCATCAAAAAAGTTGGCGAGTCGTGGGGACAGTCACTCAGTAATGGACTGTCGGAGAAGATTGCGAAGACGGCTGACCAGTGGGGCGTGTCGGACTGGGGTGCAATGATGACCCACTTGTCCGAGGTGTTTGAAGATGCCGGTGGTGTGATTGAGTTCGGGATGTCTCGTGCCATTGAGAAGACACGCGACCTCTTTAGTGCAGTGGAGATGGGTGTCCTGTCGACAGACAAAGCGTCCAAGTCGTTTGGTAGTTCGTTTCGCATGATCGCTGACGAGATAGTGGCGTCGAATGAGATAGCAGGTCGGTCGTTCCTTGAACTGCTGGAACTTCAGAAGCGATTTGGGTTTGAGTCTGCCGAGGTGCTGGAGTTCATGCGTGAACAAGGCGACCGTGTGTTCACCGGTCTTGCCGCGATGATCAAGCCACTGGCGAATGAGACAACAGCGCTGACCACCGCATTCAATGAGAACGCCACGGCTATCGAAAAGAATGATGAGGAGGTTGCGAGACTACGCGAACACCTTGCAGGGGTAGAAGTAGGCACCGACAAGTGGACAGAAGCCAACGACGCCCTGAATGTCGCACTAGACGAAGGCGTAAGACTTGGTGGTGCTTATAACGATCTGATTGGACAACAGACAGGACTGGCATCAGCGAACAAGGATGAGTTAGAAGCATTTGGATTGATTGCTGTCGGTGCGTTTGGAACAGCGGTTGAGGCCGGTCTAGGTTTTGTTGAGGCGGCACGGTTAGCTGGACCTGCGATCAGTGCTATCAGCGCATCCTTTGAAGCACTCGGCATGACCAGTGACAACGTGGCGTTCCAGCACCTTGAACGATGGAACAAGCTAATCACACAGAACGAAGACCTAGTCAATGCGGTTGACGCCTTCGATGACGTGCTGCTTGGGTTGTCGGTTACTGGAGGGCTGACCGAAGAAGCCCTCGTGACTATGGGATCGTTGGCCGGTGATCAGTTTGATCGACTCATTGCCGCTGGGTTCAAGGAGAACGAAGCACTGTTGATGATGGCTCCAAACATCTTCGCGCTCGAAGAGGCGTATCGGAAGATGGGTATCCCCATTGATGAGGACACGCAGAAATTGATCGACATGGCGATTGCCAATGGTGCAGTCAGGCCAGAGGAACAGGTTGACGGCTGGGAGTTGGTCACTGGCGCAATCCAACAGTTGTCTCTTGACCTTCAAGCGCTTATTACCAAGATTATGGGAGTGCCTGACGCCACGGTCGATGTTGTCTATAACGACCCCGGACACACGCCAAACATTCCGAGACACATGACCGTGGATGTGGACTACCACGGCTCACAAAGCGGCGAACATGGCGCTGGCGCGGGAGGGGCGCGAGACT